CAAGGCCGTCGAGGTGTGGAACGATGAAGAATAATCCTTCTTTCCAATTTAAACCGTTCAGCCGAAAGCAGAAAAAGGTGCTTAGTTGGTGGTGCGATAAAAGCCCTGTAAAAGAGATGGATGGGATTATCGCTGATGGGGCAATCCGTTCAGGCAAGACGCTGAGCATGGCGATTTCATACGTGCTATGGGCAATGACGAATTTCGAAGGACATAACTTCGGGATGTGCGGAAAGACAATCGGGAGCTTTCGCCGAAATGTCGTTATATGGCTCAAAATTGCGCTAAAAGGGCGCGGCTATCAGATTAAAGATAATCGATCAGAGAATGTTCTTTATATATCGACGGGCAGCACGACCAACGCTTTTTATATTTTTGGCGGAAAGGATGAGCGTAGCCAAGATTTGGTACAAGGCATCACGCTTGCGGGTGCCTTTTTTGATGAAGTGGCACTAATGCCGAAATCATTCGTCGAACAGGCAACAGGCCGTTGCTCTGTAGAGGGCTCGAAATATTGGTTTAATTGTAATCCACGCGGCCCAATGCATTGGTTCAAGCTTGAATGGATCGATAAGGCTAGCGATAAAAACATTATCTACCTTCATTTTGATATGGAGGACAACCTGAGCCTTTCGGAACGAATAAAAAAACGCTACCGAAAAATGTACGCGGGCGTCTTTTTCAAACGCTATATACTGGGGCTCTGGGTGGCGGCTGAGGGCGCAATTTATGGGATGTTTGATCCGAATAGGATGATTGTCGATTGGTTGCCGGAAATGCGTCGGTATTGGATAGGTATTGACTACGGGCACTCTAACGCCACAGTATTTTTGCTGATAGGTGAAGGAATAGATAATAATCAATATGCGATTGATGAATATTACCACAGCGGCAGAGAAACGGAAAACGCCAAAAGCCCTGTAAGGTACGCAAAAGACTTTGCGATTTGGGCAAAAAATACCCTTGGAAAAGATGCGCACAAATTAGTCAGAATATATATAGACCCGTCTGCGCTCGGATTTAAGGAGCAGTTAAAAGAAGAGGGCATAAGAGGTATAAGAGATGCCGATAACGCGGTGTATGAAGGTATTATGCTTACTGAATCCATTGTGGACAGTGGGATTTTTTACGCGCATAGGCGATGCAAAAATCTTATTCGAGAAATTCCCAACTACACTTGGGATACAAAAGCGCAAGCGCAGGGGAAAGATAAGCCCGTAAAGGACGCGGATCACGCGCTTGATGCATGGAGGTATGTCATTATGGGCGAACGACGTTATTGGGAGAGGAGGGTTGCCAATGTTAAGCCCGCTTGAGGCGTTTGAAGCTTTAGAACTACAAAATGAACGATTCTATAGAGATTATGAGGCGTGGTATACAGGCGACTTCGTTAAACTCAAAAGGCGAGCGAAAACAGGCGAATTTTGGCGGCAGACAAAGCGCTGCACGCGCAAAGTTCATATTCCCATCGCGGCGGAGATTGCTAGCGCATCTGCTGATCTTCTTTTTGCAGAACCGCCGTCTGTATTGGTCGGTACGGCAGAAGACCATACCGCGCAACAACGCATAGATTACATTCTGGCGAAAAACAGATTCAACGCAAAGGGTTATTCTGCCGCCGAGAGCTGTTCTGTGTTCGGAGATGTATACATTAAGATCAATTGGGATATAGAACAGCAGGCTTTCCCTATTCTTAATGTAGTGCAGGCCACAAGTGCCTACGCAGAGTATGATTTCGGTGTGATAAAAGCCATCCATTTTTTTACAAAATCGAAAGTAGAGGGCAAAGAAGAAAAGTACAACTGGATTTGCGAAACACGAGAACGCGGCAAAATGACAACGTATGAAGGAGGGGGCGATGCAAATGCACCCAAATCATTTACAGCAAAAGAAGAAATAAACGTGCCCGGCAATGTGTTTGGTGCAATTCACATGCCGAATATCACGCCAAACCGAGATGGCGATATAAACCACGGCAGGAGCGATTACGCAGGCGTTATCAGCCTTATGGATGCTTTAGACGAAGCTTGGTCGTCTTGGGTGCGAGATGTGGATTTAGGCAAGGCGCGTTTAATTGTACCCAGGGATTATTTCAGAGCAGAGGCTAATCCAATACAGCCGGGCGAGTATGTGGCGCATTTCGATAAAGATGACGAAATTTATGTCGCTATGGATGTTGATCCGGATCGCTCTAACGGTACCGGCATTGAGAAAACGCAATTTGATATACGTTCCGAACAACACAAAGCGACTTGTATGTCTCTGCTTGATCGCATTGTAACAGCGGCAGGGTACAGCCCTCAGACCTTCGGAATCAATATATCGGGTTCAGCGGAAAGCGGAACAGCCCTGAATGTACGAGAGCGGCGCACATACACCACGAAAGCCAAGAAAGAACTGTATTTCAAGAATGCGCTCGAGGCGCTGTTTAGAAGCCTTATTGAGATAGACAAGGGGGTTTTTAAGCAGAAATATCCGAAAGATCTGACTATATCGCTTGAGTTTAAAGAGCCTGCGCAAGATGCAAGCAATGTTGCAGAAGCGATTTATAAACTCGATCAGGCAGGCGCAATCAGCACCTACGAAAAAGTGAAGCGCGCGAATCCCGATTGGAATGATGGGCAGATTCGGAAAGAAGTTGACTTGATTCAGCGAGAAAAGGGCGTCTTGATAGACGATCCCTTTGAGCCGTCGGCGGCGTTTAGAGAATAGAAGGCGTGAAGTGATCTGCCTACTTAATAAAATGCGTAAATGCTTAGGCGAGAAGTGCGCTTAGCATTTGAGCCTTGTCGGCGAAAGCGGCAAGAGTGCTGTTTATGTTATGGTGTTGAATGGGTCGAGAGCGCATGTGCACGACGGGCCGCTGGAACAAGAACAGGCAGAAGAATGAAGGGGCGCTTTAATAATGTATGACTGAAAAACAAATTCGCAATCTGGTGCGCAAATACCGCAGTCTTGATACGCAGATGCTTCGCCATATCGCCCAAGCGTTTGAAGAGGGCAGCGAAAATGCCCCCGAATCGTTCTCGCAGCTTCCTTATGAAGCTCAAGAAGAAATATATGGGCTGATGGAAGAACTGGAGGGAGAAGCGCAAGAGTCTATAAAAGAAGCGTATATTTCGGGCTATGAAAGCGTGGGAGATCACGATAAAGAACGCGCCTCCCTTTTACGAGCACTGCCGCTTTTGTATTTTGCCAGTAAAATCACGCAGCAAGGGCAAAAAGCTTACCAAGACACACAGAAGTTTACAAGCCAAGCCAACGATGCTATGCGTATTTCGTGGCAACGAGCGCAATCCAACGCTGTAAATCGTGCCGTAGAGGTGTATAACAAAGGCGGTATGACTTGGTTGCAAGCAAAGCAAATGGCCTTAAATGAGCTTGCAGATGGCGGTGTAACGCATTTTATTGATCGGGCGGGCAGAAGTTGGGAAGCGAGTGCCTATGTTGAAATGGGCGTGCGCACAGGCATAGCGCAATCGGCGCGGGCAGGATTCTTTGAATCCATGGCGCAGCGGGGCAAGGATTTATTCTATATTTCGTCTCACTTTGGCAGTTGTCCGCTTTGTGCTGTGTGGCAAGGCAGAATTATTAGCATTAGCGGCGATAATCCCGACTATCCGTCTTACATAGATGCAATAAACGACGGTTTGTTTCATCCGAATTGCGGGCATGTGCCGTTGGAATACATCGAAGGATTTAGCGATCTCCGCAATGATGATTCGCCAGAGAGCCGAGAATATTACGAGAATGCGCAAAAACAGAGGTATTTCGAGCGCAATCTGCGGAAATGGAAATATAAAGAAGTGGCTGCCATCACGCCAGAAAGCAGATCGCGGGCGAAAACCTATAGGCAGAGATGGAGCAATGCACTTAAATCGCACACAGAATCCACCGGTCTGTCCAGAAAGTATTATCGTGAATCCATCACGATACCAGAAGGTACTTCGTAAGCACTCACTGTTGGGGTGCTTTTCTTGTAGAACTGGCTGCGTATACGCAGCTTTTATATATTGCCTGGCGTGGGGCGCAAACACGCAAGTATCAGGCGGAGCCGACCGCTGTAATAAGGTGAGATACCGGAGGAAAAGATGAAAAAAGAAAAATTGTTAGCTATCGGTCTGACGGAAGAGCAGGCAAAACAGGTAATGATGCTACGCGGGGAAGCCTTTTCTGCGCTTGAAACAGAGAGAGATACGCTCAAGGCGGATAAGCAGAAGCTGGAAGCCGATCTGGCGACACAAAAGACCGCAAATGGCGATGCAGCGAATCAATTGGCGGATGCTAAGCAAAGGCTGGCAGATGTGAACAAGCAGCTTGAAGCGAATCAGGAGCCGCCCAACTTCCAGACACAACTGGATGAGCTGAATAAAAAACTGGAAGCATCCGAACAGCAGCGAGCGGAGATTGAGTTCGACAGTCGCTTGAAAGACGCTCTGGGCATATACAAGCCGAAAAACGCCAGT